AGATATCCGAATGGAGCATTGAGCCCAAGCATTTGTTGCTGAAGCTGAGTATAGTAATAGGGCGGTATACCATAATGTGCAGCTTTATTCTCAATGCTCCAGTTTCTATCAGATACATCTTCTGGTAATGGCAGGAATCGATCGATCTGTTCATGATACATAGCCTTAGAGAAATCATAATGTTTCTCACCATACACAGTAACGACTTTGATTTCTGCCGGGATATACTGTTCAGGTGTTCCTGTAATACCGTCATAATTGATTGTTATGAACGGATAGTCCTTATGCATGTACATGTCTTTGGGTTTAATGCATTTTTGTCCGAAGTATTTTTCAAACTTCTGAATGATAAGTGCTTCAAGGTCACGACCCTTTCTGACAGCTACTTTTTCACTAATAGCTTTTTCTTCTTCAGACAATGTTTTTGAAATTTTCTCCTGTATCAACTCGTCTTTAGTCCTATATGGATTGACTCCAAGTATAATCGATGAGTCTGAAGCACCAAAGCCATGACGACGAAGCAGTGCATATTCTTCATTAGAGTATTGATCTATATTGGGCACAGCTATTTTCAGCATTGTATTGGTCAAGTCAAGACCTGTGATAGTTTGCCCAGCTATAGCATTTTTGGCTTCCTTATCACGCTGTTCATTATAATCAGCAGACAGATCAATTTCCATTTTCAATTTCCTCCTTTTGATAACGTGGTATATCTAAAAATTGTCGATAACATGGATATTTTTCCATTCTCATTATTGCTGCGACATTCCAAGCTATAGCCGCCAGATGATCTTCATCTTTCCAACCAGCCATATATTTGAATATATGTCTGATGATAGCGGCTACACAGTCTTTAACAGATATACCTTTTTCCCAATTTCTATCACCATACTTTTTGGCACCTAGTTCATACCAAGCACCTAATCTAAAGATCAGCTCAGGTTCGATTAAATCTTCGCGACCTTTACCTTCTCTTGCTTCACGGTTACCACCTCCTGGGTATGTCATTCGAGTTCCATTATCTTGTATCATTGTTTCGACCTCCTATTTTTAAATTTAGCAAAATGTACGGCATGTCTGATAGCATCCCGTTGATGCTCTAATAGTTTTACTTTTGGTTTTAAAGGCAGCACATAACTTTTACCACGCATAGCCAGATATTTATAGTGATGTAGAATATGATCTCTCCATCTTGATTTGACCTCAGTTGCCAACTGCATACGATATGGAATATTCTTACTCCAACAATAGTGTTGTAATACGCCGATCAGCTTGGGCGTCTCAAGATGTGAGTTGATCTGTGCTTTAGCTTTATGTGCATAGAGAACATAATCCTCCATAACTACAATAAGTTTATCTTTATATTTGGCATGCATACGGGCTATAAGTTGAATATGTGCATCCCAATACTGTTCCATTGTACCAAAAGATTTAGCGCAAATGTAGTCTGAAATAGATATCACATTATCCAGGCAGTTAAATATACACCAGCCTGTTGTACCTTTTCCTTCATAAAAACTGCCGGATGGATCAATTGCCAAGATAAAGTCGTAATTCCTCAAGGTTATTTACCCCCTTTTTGTCAGCCCATGTTGTTGTAGTCACATCCATTTCAGCTACTATTGGCACTTGAGTATCAGGCCAATCCTGCATAATTCGCTGAAACTCAAAGAATACTTCTGTTTCAGTTTTATGGCGTTCCCATGAAAGCTCATCGTGTATATTCATCTGGAAGCGGGATTTAATGCCATTGGCTTTAGTATATTCCCAGAGTTGTCGTATTTTCCATTTCAGATAATAAGCTGCGCTTCCTTGAATTAGAAGGTTAATGAGCTTGTGGCCTGAGACTCCATAATATTTAATACCAAATAAATTTTCTGTGTATGCGTAAGCTTGAGCTCTGGCGTAACAATAATCGTGATAATGCTTTACACCAGGGAATGCCAGATAGTATGCGTCGTTTATTCGAGTGATTTCTTCTTCAGATTTTGTGGGAAACATCTGACGGATGCGCTGTCGCTGGGCTCCATAATTTTTAGCAAAGTTTACGGGCTTACCTATTTTGCTTCTGAGTGTTTTAAAATCTGGATGATCCGGAGTAAGTCCTGTGGCTTTTTCAGTTGTTACCCCATGTACATCAGTTGGGGTCCACTGAATTTCCGGATTTTCTTCCAAAAACCACGGTTCTTGCCAAGCACGTATATGATCGATATTGCTTGGATCAAATGCAATATTGTCCTTATTACGACAACGATAAGGCATGTAGGCACGACATAAATTAAGGTCAGGGTGTCCAACAAGAATTGTGTAAAATGCCTGAAAGCGGAGTTCAATCTGTGAGTAGTCGAGGTAGATGATAGCATTATAATCATCTCCTGTCGGGACCACCATCTTACGAGGGTGGAATAATTCAACACCATCAATAGTCTTGATAACATCTCTGGGAAATTGTTGAAAATCTGAAGTAACTCTGCCTGATACAGTTCCTACTTGATTGATGGTAGTATACAATTTATCACAGGTCTTGAGTTCATTGAGGAATCTAATGATATAAGTTGAGTACCATTTCTCCAGAGTTCTAAGTTCTTGTATCACTTCAATGAATTCAATACCAGGATGTTCTGGATTATTCTGTTTTAGTTCAGATAGTATTAAGTCTAATTCTTGAGCATTGGTAGAATTACATTTTATTTGGTAATTATTGTTTAAGATATTTTTAATCAGTGCATGCTGACCTATCTTAAACTCTTGGCCTGCCAGTTCAAATGCACGTTGCCTGCGTTGTAAGATATAATCTTTAAGTCGAATACGACTATCTTCTAAGTATTGTTTATCAATTTTGAAACCTACACGTTCCATTTCATATAATGGTAATATAAGTTTATTTTCAAAATCAATACCTATTGTATTCTGTCGTGCTTTGACAACTGGATCAAGCAACAGATATATTTCCAGCATATAGATGATATCAAAATGAGCATAAGTGTATAGATGTTGTCGATTGAGTGTATCATAACGTATCATATCGCTTTCTACCAAACCTGTAACTTTATGCTGAAGATATAGCGGTAAGTCAAGTGTAAGCCAATCCAAATAATCTTGACGGATATCTTCAGGCAGATCTGTAATATCTGCTATAGGATCTTTGAATATTTCTTCAAGAACTGAAAGAGTATATGATTTAGCTTTATATTTTGGGGGTGATACTTTATTTTTCAGACGAAATTTTAATCTGAGATTATAATCTTTAGCTTTTTGTGATCGTTCAGATGCTAATAAGCGTTCATGGTCTTTGGCTCTATAATCAATATATTGCGCGGCATATGCCTTAAGACTGAGTGGCGGACCACCATTTTTTTCAGATAATGCATCATGAGCATAGCGAATATAAAACATAGTATCTGATAAATTTTCTGTGGTGTATACAAAACCTACATTGGTATTCATATGTAACTCATACTTTATATTATGCCCAAAGTATATATCCAGTGTTGGGGCCAATTGCGTCAGCCATATACGCATGACTTGATGGGCCAAAATAGGTTGGCGTTCCAAATCTACCAAATAAGTATAGCCTTTGCGTTCAGTTGGGTGAAGAAACCCAAATTGAAATATAAATGGTTTATCATTTATGATATGAAGTCCTGTGGTTTCTGTATCTTGTCCACCGATTTTTGGTTTTAATTTTCGAAATAATCGGATCATATCATTGGCTTGTTTATTTGTAGTTATGTTAACTGATGTCCATTTATACTGGAGCATTATCCTTCACCTAACCTCCTTGTAATAGTATTTCGATTGATGCGTGCAACACCAAGTCTGAAACGTTCAGTAGGTATAACTTCATGATTAGTAAAACGTATAAACAAACCTTTCGCTAGGTTTTGTAAAGCTTTATTGAGCTCATCATTGTTAAGGCCTGTTGCACCGCCTAACATATTTTTTGATGCGGAAGTTGTTTGTTCAAGTTGAAGTACCAGACTTGGATTACGGTCATAGATATCCTGAAGTCTTGCAACACCATCATCATCGATTTGAGTGTATTT